GGCAGGTGTGGTCCGAGCATCTTGATTGCGGTTACGTCCCAGGACAAATCATCGACCTCCCCTCGTATGTAGTACTTGGTGAACGACTGAACAGGAAGACCACCGAGACTACCCGGGAGAAGAAGAGCAAATGCCGCTTTGTCTCGACTTCGACGGAACAATGTCTGTAGGTAGGGTCGTTCGAAGCGGTACACCGGACTGCTGATCCAGCTTGTAATCAGCCTACAGAGTTGAAACGTTTGCCAGTAGTGACCAAGAAGCGATTCGGTCAAAGTGTTCGCTACCATGCCAGAAGACGAGCATACACCGGCGATTTCTGCTGTCATAGACGGGACGTCAGAGTCTTCGCGCCGGAATGTTCGACTCGCGAACTTTAAAGTGAACATGTAATGAACCCCGGATACGTAAAGTTCCTTACTGTATGTGATTACAGTAGTTGAGTCAATACATTCCTCAGGTTTAACTGTGTGGTTCATCAATCTACAATAAAATTCAAGTCGTGCTAGTAATTTAACTAGACCGGTCCGCATGTCGGTATCGGGAGGGAAGGTTATTGCCATGATGTGGTTGTCGCCTTGACCAGCAAGTAAAAAAGAAACACGTAACCCCCTCATTGCGGCGAATATCATCGCTATCGTGACTAAAGTCCACAGTTTTTGTTGTATCCCTTCAAACCCTCCCAGGTGACCCCGCCACACTAAATCACTTACCGGCCACAGAGAAGCGTGCATTCCGGGGAGAACTCCGTCGGGACAGCAGTCTTTATCAGTCATAACGATCGTGGAGTTGGTGAAGAACCAGTGTGCCTGAGTCCACGTTCCTGGCATTCCGTAGCAATCCTCAATCACCTTCGCGATCGGGTCCACGGTTTCTGACCGCATTACGAGGTTCCAACGTGAGAAATCTGTTTCAAGAAAGCAACTCCTCTGGTTTGATCTCGGTTTCGAGATGTCGTATAGCCGACGTTTGGTGTCGGTCGAAGACATAGTCATAGTCTGCTGCGGAACATAATCCTTCATCAGTTGCTCACCTAAATTGTATTCGATCAAGGTGAAGAAGCACCGAACAGCGAGGGGTAGCTTGCAAAAACACCGCGCAGCTCGCTTAAGCTCTCTTTCTTTCTGAGTGAGTTCAACAATAAGCTCATCTTTTCCAAATCCACGACGCGAGAATCGATCGACTAAGGCTCGCATGTCGATTTGCTTCTCTCGTAGCGCGGCCAGAAGTAGTCGCTTATCCGCTTTGTCGCCGCCGTACCAGAAATTTGCTGCTTTGTGCGCCCCCGGACAAATCGCCTTGTCGTCTAGAAACTTAAGGTAATCGTCCGAGTAGTCGAAGTCAAGGAATTGACCGAATTCTACGTGGTCAAGATCAGATTGGGGGTACGAACTCATCGGAAGAGAAGTAACACGTGATTGCCAAAGTCTCCTTAAGGCAGTTCCCGGAGCGGGCTTAAGCGAAAGAGGCGGCCACGTCTGGTGTTTGTTGATGTAAGCTGAGAGAATGACATGCTTGAAGGCTCTCAATGACCTAAGTACTTGCATCGGATGAACGAATCCGTAGTTCAACGCCTCTGCTTTAACCGACGCCGCAGAGAGCCGAGGGTCTACTGTCGGGTGACCTGAGAGCTTGATAAGACCGAACAACTCAGCGCAATCTGCTAGACTGTCTACTCTCCGGGCGATCGCGTCGAGAGTGGAAGTCATTGCAATGTGTCCTTTGATTTTCTTTTCTTTTTCTTCGAGCTTTCGAAGTGTGCG